ACTACACTCATAGAGTATAGTAGCATTAAGATTATTAATATCTGTTTCATTTTATTTTCTTTTAAGTTTAGTAATGATTTTAATTGTAATTTTAGATTTATCTATTAGCATATTAGATTAAACTGATTTAATAAGACCTATACCAGTTAAACCTTCAAGTAAAGTATTAGGTTTAAAAGCATTAATATACTCATAAATATGTTTATCTTTAGTTTCACGTAAAAATGTAAGTTTATGAGATTCATTAGGCATATCTAATTTATTAAAATAATCTTTAGGTAAACCAACAACTACTTTAATATATACAAGCAATGTTTCTTTATCTTTAATCTTATCTAAAACTAACATAAAATAAGCATGACTTATATGATTACCAATTTGTGTAGTACTAACAACTTTATGTTTTTTAAGTACACGAACTTTTCTATTTTGCATCATTTATGTTTTTAACATTAATACTAATTTGATTAAGAACATTATAACAAACAGCTAAACATTCATAAGTATTACTTTCAGCATAACATTCACAAGCATTAAGGTTATCTTCATAATCAACAGAAAGAGTACCATTTTCATATAAAATATCTATAAAGAAACTACCAAATCTTAATTCAGGTTCAATATGAATAGTTTGTTTATATGTAGCCATATCAATCTTTTCAAAATTAATATTGATAGAAGGAACAATATCCTTAATTGCATCAATATAAATATTTTTAAATATTGAAACTATATTTTTATCAATAATATCAATATGTTTATTAATTGTTTTAAACTGAACTATACTAGTTTTTAATTTATCTTTCATAACTTTAATATTTTCTACTTACTTGTTTAAATAATTATTGAATATAATGTTTAGTACTAAAATATAAAACTTTCATATGAGTATATCCTTTACGCATAAATTCACGATATACACCTTTTAAAGCATTAGGTGAATCAGAATAAACAACAACATTATTAGTATTATAACTAAAACTTTTACGAACACTATCATAATAACATTTTTCACCACGAATATCAATAAAAGGTATTAATTTAGTAATTTGATAAGGGATATGTTCAATATCAATTTCAATATCACTAGCAATAGTTAATGCTTGTTTAAGTTTATTAGGTAAAGTAAAAGTTTCATTTTTATGTAAAGGTATTAATGCAATATTTACATAAGGTTTATTAATACGATACTTACCAAAACCTTTAAAAGGACTATAAAACATATCTGTACCATATTGTTTTCTATCAATCATATCATTATCTTCACTAGGATATTGATTGTGTATAGGAGTAATAAATGTAACTCTATCTGTATAATCTTTACAAATATCAGCTACAAATTCTTTAAGATTATTATAGTTAATCATAATTGTATTTTTTAAATTAATTTGAATTGAATTAAGGGTGCTACGCACCCTCGCCAATGGAGGAAGAGAAAGATATGACAATTACTCAACAATAGCACGAAGATAACTTTTAACAAGTATCTTAAACATAGCTATAGTTTTAAATAAACCTTTAACTTCAAGCATATCAGCAAAGTCTTTAACACCTTTTAAATAAGGTCTAACAGGAAATGATTCAATAAATAGTTGTATTGAATGAGAAGAAATAGTTGTACCAAATTGTTTATTTAATTTAGTAGCGGTATAAGTTAAATCATTAGTTTTAATGATAACTTCTTTAGAAGGAATAAAGAATGGAATAATTTTAGGGTCTAATTGTAAATGATAAATAGTATTATAAATACCAGTTTTATCAAAATCCATAAACCAAATAACAGTATCATAACCATTAGTTAATTCAGAATATTCATATTTATTAAGATAATTTTCTTCACCTTGTACATATGCAATATTAACTTTAGTACTAAGATTAGCAATAATTGTAAAAGTACGAAGAAAGAGAGAATCTTTCATAGACTTTGTAACAATTAAAATATTTGCTTCAGCAGTATTAGTGTTTAAATTTCTAACTTTAGATATATCATTAGTAAAAAATTTAGTTGTACTTAATGTATAACCACGATTACGATAAGGGAAATATACTTTGACAATACTATTATTTAAATGATTAGTACCATAAAAATATAAATATGCAATATCAGTAGAATTAAATGAGTAAATAAGTTTATCATTAGAAAAAATACTTTCGGGAATATAAACTTGTTCAAGTCTAAGTATATCATATAAATGTTTAGTAAAAGTTTTATTTTTAGTATGGTTATGCCAAAATCTTAAAGTATCATTTGTCCAACCTTTATCATTAAAAACAACAAAAGGTATATTATCATTATGATAAACAGTTTTATTATCTTTATTAATATTTTGTTTACCAGTAGGAATGATATTAATATCAGAATTTCTTAATACTAAATCATTCATAATAGTATTACAAATACTTATAAAACCTTCACGTGTATTAGGGTTATTGTTAGTTATAATACCAACAATATCAAATACATCACCAGTATAAGTTATATCTGCAAAATCTTTTACAATTATTTTACTACCATTACTAGTATATCTAAGCATCATACCAAGACTAGGATTTAAATCAAATCTTAAAGGATTAGAAATCCTATTACTTTTATTTGATAATAAATTATCTATTTCACCAATACTTATACCAAGATAAAAACTAAGTATTTCTTTATCAGTTAAAACAGAATAAATTGATTCTTTTAGCGTCATAATTTCGTCAGTAGTTAACATAATTTTTAGATTAGATGCAAAAAAAGGAAATGGCAAAATACCATTTCCTTTAATTTAACCAGATTTATATTATAAATCATCAACACGAACAGTACCAGCAGGAGCACCACCAGGAACAGCACCACCAGGCATACCACCAGGCATACTGTTACTTACTGCTTGAAATACAACGGATTCGTTAGGTTTAATTTCTAAACCAGTAATAACTTTACCGTTTTCCATTTTAAGAAGCTCAATAAAACCATCATTGATATATTGTGGTATATCAATAGTTTTAGCATTCTTATTAATAATTAGTTTAGTAAGTAACTTATGTCCATCACCATTAGCATTAAGGTAAATAGGTTTATTATCTGTACCAATAAACCAATTAGCCATAGCTTTATACCATTTCTTAACATCTTTCAAGTGTTGTTCTTTATCAACACCTTCAGTTTTAAGTTCAGGCAACTTAAGTTTATCCATAGGGATAGTATTAGGTAAAGAAGTAAATGCGTCATAAATATGACGAACATGTTTATACTGACTTAAATAAATAGAGTTACGAACTTTAGTAGGATTAGGATTACCATCTTTCTTAATAGAAACAACAGGTCCAAGACTATAAGTTAAATAACGCTCAATACCATCAGAATGGTCTTGTTCAAATTCAAAAATTAAATTAGGTACATTCATACCATGATATTCAAAATCATCCTTAGAATCAGTTGAAACTTGTTCTCTAACTTCTACGTTTACTAAACGCAAAGAACATAAATTGTTTAAAGCAGGGTCTGCCTTAACTTTTACTTTACTTACTACACTATCAGTTAAATTAATATTCAAACTCATAATAAAAATATATTTAAAGGGTTAAAAAAATTATAAAAATTAGTAAAAAAAAGAGGATATAATTACATATCCTCTTTTTAATTAATTAACTAGGATATTACTCAGCAGCGTTTGCAATATCAGCAGCTTCTTCAATATTAGCATTAGCAGTAGTATTTCTACGCTTAACATCATGTTGAGTACGCTTAGTTAATTTGAAAACATCACATTCAACGCCTTCATAAACAAATGTTTCACCTGTTTCTTCAACACGATAAACAACATTGTAAATAGAAGAAGTTGTAGCAGAATCAGGTACTAAAAGACCAGCTTCTTTCAAATCAGGACGACCAGCTTTATGAATAGTAGGATTACCTAAAATCATAGCTGAATAATAACCAGAATAAGAAAATGCTAATTTAGAACCAGCAGGAGATAACTCAGAACCAGTTTCAGGATGTTTGATAATATAATAAATATTATCTACATCTTCAACTTCTTTAGGATTATCAATAAGAAGAACACGGTCTTTAGCTTTAACACCCATTAGCTCACAAGCAGCGCTAGTAAGTTCCATACGGTTAAAAGTAGAAAGAACACGAAGTTCAGGAATGTTAGAAGTTGTACGAGTACCTGGCAATGTTACGTTAAAATCTGCAAAAAAATCATTCATAATAAAAAATGTTTAAAAATTAATAAATAAATAAATAAATTGGTTAATATTAATTGAAGGTTATCCTTCAATATCTTTCGGTGAAACTACATCACCATTTTTGTTAATAATTGTAGTAACTTGTCCATTATCATCATACTCATTAGGAATATAATTATTCATAGTAAGTAATTCTTCATAGGAATAGTTACCCATAAGTAAATCTGAAGCTATAGCTCTAGCTCCAGGTGTAAAAGCACGATGGTCAAGCATTGTTTTGCCCCACTTAACCCAAACATCTTTACTAACTAAACCAGCATTAACTGCTTCACTCCAAGTAAAAGAAGATTGCTCATTAATAGTAAACCATGAACCATCAATATCTTTCTTCTTACGAGTAAACTCATAAGTAGTAATATAATCAATAGGTACATATTTACCTTGAGCATTAGGTTTAAGTACATAAGGGACTTTACCTTCAGCTACATACTTTTCAATCATAGGATTACCAGAAAGTTTAGCTACTTTTATAGCATTATCAGGTAAATTTTGAGTGTCAATAATAGCTTTAGTATAAAGTACAGCTTCATAAATAGGTGTAAAATCATTAGTTTTAACCCAACGAACACCAGTGCCTGGCTTAGATAAAATAGCTTTAATAACATGAATATCAATACCAGCTTTACCATTAATAACATGAATATGAGCAATTGAATTACCAAATCCAATACCTAATTCATGTGCTTTAAGTAGCATAAGCATAGCATCACCTTCATTTTTAACACCAGTTCCACTAGAAGAAACAAGAGTATCAATAATAGGTTGCCACATAGATAATAATGAATTACCATTAGGAGTACTAACAGCAATATCCTTATTAGTTTTAGCTATTTCAGAAGATATTTTATTCTTATCTGCCATAAGTTGTTGATTTTTCTCTTGAAGAGAATATAAAGATAATAAAAAATACAATACAAACGTAAAAAAATACAAAAAAAATTAATATTTTTTTGCTACATATCTAATAACGTATTAATATTATTAATATTAATAACACGACTATTACCAGATGATTGTCTTTGAATAAGTTTAATTTTATCACGAGATTTAATAGTATCTCCTTCAAAAATAAAATCATCAAAATAAATATTAAATATTGTAACTTTTTCAGTAGTATTAGTAGGATTAATTGTTTTAGCTCTAGCTGTTCTTTGTGTATGTTGAATTGGATTAGTACTACCAAAAGTAGTAATAGCTAAATTAATATTAGGTATATCCAATCCTTCATCTAAAGAATTAACAGTAACTAAAACTTTTATAGAACCATCAGTTAAACCACGTAAAGCATACTTCTTTAAACCAGTCTTACCAAACTTTTTAGGTTTACCATTACCAAAAGTAATAACATTTCCATTACTATCTTTAAGATAACGACTTTCTATTTTAGAATGATAACAACTAGCATAGTTAGAACCAAAACGACTATTAATCATATTAGTAATTAAATCAGCACTTTTAATTGAACCCATAAAAATAATAATAGTTTTATCTTTATATTTAGATACAACATCTAAAGTAGCATACATTTTGTTTAAACTATCAGTCATAAGCTTATTACGATTCTCAACATAAACTTTAAATCTATTAGTATTACTAGAAATAGCTGTTGGTGACCAATTATCAATAACCATCTTATTATAATCATTATTTGGTTCAAGATTTTTATTATAACCTTTAACATAACTAACAATTTTACAAACAGTATCACTATTAATAAAATGTTTAACATCAGTATTATAATAACCTTTAGCGCAAGCAATAATTAAACGATAATCATCTAATTGAATATTAAAACTAGTAGGTATATCATTAAAATCTTTAGTAAAATTATGTTTAGCTACTTGTTGGCTTAAACCAACAAAGTTTTTAGTAACAACAGTAATATGCTCTGAATACATAGCATACATTTTCATTTCACTATCATTAAAATCAATACCATAATTATATTCAACATAATTACTAATCCAACCATTAAGTATAGCTTCATCTTCATCAATGACATCAACGATAGGAAGTAAGTCAGTAATCATCTTTCCCTTTTCTCCATTGGCGACAGACCCAGTAAGACCTAATTTACTACTACTTGTAACAGTAGTACTTGTAAGAATAGCATACCTTTCATCACTAGTATAATTATGAATTTCATCAAAAATAATAATTCCATAATCAATAGTAATTTCAGTATGATGTTTAGCTAGTTTATGTATAGTAGTAATCTTTACATCATTAAGTTGTTCTTCATAAAGACACATAACATTATATGTAGCTAAAGTAGATTGCCACTGATTAATTTGTACATCATTAGATGCAACAATTAAGACATTTGATTTACCATTATGTTTAAGAGCAGCACTAGCACATTTTAAGGCAGTTCTACTCTTACCAAAACGAGGTACATAATTTAGAATGCCATTATAACCAGCAGTAATAAATCTATGAACACCTAAATCTTGACGTTCAGATTTACTTTTAATTATACTTTGTTCATTAATCATAATTTAATCAAATAAAGTTCCAGTAGTTTTTTTATAATTTGTAACTTTAGTATAAACTCCTTTAATAGTATAAATGAGTTTATTAGCTTCAGAAACATAGTAGCCATAGTCAATCTTATAATCAGCAATATCATCATAATGAATAAAATCATTAAATAATGTTAATCGCCTTTTAGCAAGAAGACTAATTTCTCTAGTAGTGTTAACAACAGTACCAGTTTTTAGTTTTTTAGTAGCATCAGGATTAACTTTAACTATACTTACTCCATTAGTAGATACAAAATAACGTATCGTCTTTTGAAGTTTAGTATATTTAAGTTGTCCATCTTGAAGAGTAATCGCATAAGGAGTATAATTACCACCAATACGTTGTGCCTTACAGAAATCATAAATATCAGTATGTTTTTTAATAGTTTCTTGCACAGGAATCTTATTAACAAGATATTCATAAACAGCAATAGCAACAATAGGCATATCATAACCTTTCATAAGAAAATCATGAAGTCCAGTTTTATCTTTAACAAAAGCACCTTTAGCTTTAACTTCACCATTTGTTTTAATAGCTAAATAATTATTTACATTAGTTGCATAATACTCTTTATATTCAGTATATTCAACACCGTAATTTAATTTTTTAGTCCATGCTTCACAAATAGCAAAATACTCATCTCTACGTTCATTTGGTACTTTAGATACAATACCATCTGTATTAGTAGAAATAACTTGGAAGTTTGCACTTGTTAAATCTTCAATTAACATTAAAAGACCTAACTGACAATTTAAAGTAACTTTATACATAGCAGCATGGTCAAGCAACCAATGCATAACCGCTCCGAGTTTGCCGTATATTATATTCACGACTATCTTCAGGATGTCTGCTTTAGATTTATAATCTTTCCAATTAGGATTAGACTTATCTTTAGCTTTCATCTTAGCCTCAATACGTTCATAAACAATCTTCTTAAGCATAGGAAGATAATGTATATCAGGAATATGAGCAGGATGTACTTTATAATTAAGAATGGTAAAGGGATAATAAGAGTTAGCATCAACATCAATAAGAGAATAAGTACCATCAGTAACAATACTCATACCTCTATCAGCACTATGTATACCTCCAACACCAAGTTGATATTTAACTCCTTTATAAATTAATGCAGGATTAAACTTATCATGACCCATACGAAATCTAGTAGCTTTCAACATAGTTAAAAACTCATTAAATTCATCAGTTTTAAATTGAATAACAGGTTCAATAAGTTCACCAAAAGGAATAACATTACGAATAGTTTGTTTATGCTTATTAGGTCTTTGACCAGTAACTTCAGTATAGAATAACTCAATTAGTTTATTAGCCATACTTGACCTACTATCAGACATAACATTAACATTATATTTACGAGTAGTTTCAAGACGTATAACAATCTCTTTCTTACTAAAATGTAAAAGTTTTTTAGTAATTAAAACATCATTAATATTATAGTCAATAACTTTATTAAGTAAAGTACCTTCTATTTCTTCTTCAGTAACATATCTATTAATACCTACATTATAATAAGGTAAATCTTGAATACGATAATGTTTAAGAAGAATACCAATAAACTTTAAACTAATAGTAGAAATATAATTTAGTTTTTGTAAATCAATAGAAGTAAAAGGTGAATTATATGTAGCTAAACGTTTAAGCATACTATCTTCACTATATTGAAAGTTCTTATCCATACTATTAATAATACTATCACTAATTTCTCTAAGAAAAATAGTAGTTCCAACAGATACTTTATATTCAGTTACTTCACCATTAACAGTATGAGTTTTAGTTATATGTTCATACCTACCAAATTTATTACTACCAGCATACATAATAATAGCATTAAGTAATAAATCATCATAGTTATGATTATTATAACCATATAACAAAGGTTTTTCTTTAACTAACCAACTAGCTAATAAAACAGCATCATTATGTTTTAAGTTATAATCAATAATAAACTTTTTAATACCAATTTCTTTAATAGTATCAGTATTATCAATATTATTTATATCATTAAACTCATACTTATCAAGTAAATGATTAATTTGTTTAGTTGCAGGTATAAATATAACTGTAAATAAACTATCAAAACATTCTATATCATAACAATAAGCTGCCATTATATTTCTTGTAATAATTTAATAGCAGTATCTAAAGCACGATTAGTAGCATTGGTAGTAGCATTATCATACACATCTTTTTTCTCAATATGATTGTAATAATAAGTTATACCATTAAAAGCGCCCCATAAAGTAGTACCTTTACTAGTTAATTCTTTTCGCATTGCAGTATTAAAACCATAAATTTTATTCTCCATACGACTAGAAAGTTCTTTACCATCAACTTCACGTTCAGTTAAATAACGTTCATCAAGATTTAATGCAGAAAATATCATACTATCAACATGTTTTTGTTTAACAGCAACTTCACGCATTTGATTAAAAGTATTAAATAACTCTAAATCAGCATTAATAATCTTAACCATAAGATGCATAGCATTATTAATGTTTTGTTCAAGCTTACTTGAATGCTTAAACTTAGTACTAATATTTTTATACATATAACGAAATTGATTTTCACAAGACATAACAGTATTAAGAGTACCAAAACCAACAGAAGATTTACCATCAAAACTATTCATAATAGTAAGGTGTCTATTAATAGTATCACCACCACCAAATTCATTAGCTTTCATAATACTATTTGGTAAAGGTAACTGAATAACAGCATTCCTACCATTTTTAAATACTTTACAAGATGCTTTACTAATATCAATATCAGTATTAATACGTTGTGCTGCTTCATAAATAATATCAGCTAAATAATTATTTTGTAACACAGTATAATCTTTTTTAACTGTACCAAAATGATTATGGTCACGAAATATACCATAGCTGTCGGTGGTGCGATTATCTTTTGTAATCAAGGGTAACTTCTCCACGTGGTAATCTAATTCAATGAGCCCTAGTTTATTCATCATTCAAAGGGTTTTTAAAGGTTAATGTTTTATCATTTATTTCAAGTTCCAACTTATGCCTAATAGCAAAATTACTAAAAGCAATAATAGTTTTAGTAGGAATAGGTTGATTAACTTTAATAGTTATATCCGTATGTGAGCCAAAAGTAAAATTATTAAAATGTTTAATAACAAATTTTATAATTTTAAGTTTAATATCACTAGGAAAAACTATAATGGGTGTTTTACTCATAGTAAATTATTTTGAAATTTATAATAAGGGTTAATATACTTTACATAAACATTATATATTTTAGTAAAAAACTTAGTATAAAATGTAAGTAATTGAGAATTAGCTAAAATATAAGAAGGATGATAAGTAGTAAATATAAAAGTACCTTTTTTAGTAATATATATATATTTATTTAACTTAGCCATAGATATAGTAGTAGCACCAAATATACTTTCATATGCAGTCTTACCTAAAAGAATAATAAGTTTAGGTTGCATAGTATGTAATTCAGCAGCTAAATGTACACTACAATTCTTAATTTCTTTAGCTTTAGGTTTACTTGTTCTAGGTTTACATTTAGTAACATTAGTAAAATAGATATTATTAGGGCTAAATCCAACTTCTGTTAAAACAGTACGAAGATGTTGTCCACCATAACCAACAAATGGTTTACCATGTTTATCTTCATAATAACCTGGACTTTCCCCAATAATCATAATATCACCTCTAATATTACCTGAACCATTAACAATATGCTTACGATAATGACTTATTTCACAAAGATTACATTTGTGAATATATCCATTATTTGTCAGCATTTCTAAAAATAGATAATGTAAATTCAACATGAGCTAAAAACTCAGCATCACTAAAAGTTCCATTTTCAACAACACGTTCTTTACCATATGTAGGAAATAGAAACTCTCTAAACTCACTAATAAAACGACCAAATATAAAATCCCAAAGACTAGTACCAATATCACCAAGAGTTTTATTGTTAATAGCATCATATTTAGCTTTTGCTTCATTAATAGTTTTCTCATAACGAAAATAATCTCGTACAGCATTATTATTAATAATACGCATTCCAAATTCACTTACAAAATCAGTAACAAAATCTGAATGAGAAAATTTATCGTTTTCATTTAACTTATATTTAATTATATAAGCTTTAGTTGACATCTTTTTCATAGACTAAAAAATATTTAAAAATTAAGATTTAATGTAAACTGTTTTAGCAGCTCTACTAAAAGCTACATATAACAATTTATTTCTAAGTTCAATAGCATAAGGATTCCAAGAAGAATTTTTAACTTGATTTCCATTAGCATAATAAAGTATATCTTTAATATTAAGAAATACATTATCATAAGTACTACCCTGAGATTTATGGATAGTTAAACCATAAGCATAACTAAAATCTTTAGCAACAGGATATTTACTACTAGCAATATTGATATCAACCATAGATAAAATACTATTTTTAAAATTAAAATATTCTTTCCATCTAGTAGCTCTATTACCATAAGTTGCATGATAAGCTAAACTATGTAAATTATCAAGAATATTAATATAATTATTAAAACTAGGATGTTTATGATTAATAACTTGTACTGGTGGAGATTCAACACCAAATTCACTAACAAAATTTACAATATAAACATTAAGTCCATAATCATTAGTAATATTAACTATTTGTTTAATTGTAAAATCAATAGAATTAGTTATTATTGGATTTAGATTTTCATCTAAAACAGTATTATAACCAGTAATAATATCATCAATTGTAAGAATTTCATCGGAAGAATTTAACATCTTTCGTATCTCATAATTTTGCATACTAACAACATCACGTTTCCAACCAAGAAATCTATTTTTAATACTATCTTCTTTAAACTTACGTTCAAGAAGAGTATCAAAATCATCACCATTAAGAATAACATAACCCTCTTTATTAGCATTTAAGTTAATATAACTTTCAGCTAATGCGTTTAAGAAATTACTAGTATTATGTAAAATATCATTACGTAATATAGTAAATAAAGGCAACAAAGGATTATCAGCTTCTTGTCTAATAATAGTATTAAGTCTAATAACATTTTTATGACGAAATGTAGGACTAATACGTTCTTTAATTGGAGGTAATTGAAATTCATCACCTATATATAAAATTTTAGTATCATATATAGCTGCACGGTCTTCATTAAGTTTACCAATAGCAGTATTAATTTGAGAACACTCATCAATAGCAGCTAATTTAAACTCTCCAATCTTAGGTTCAGCCAAAGGGTCAAACTGAGGATTAGAAATATTAAAATTAGCAATATCAACATTAGGTCTAAGACCATGTAAAGCATGAAGAGTCATACCTTGTTTATGAGTCATTTGCTCAATAATTCTTACAGCTTTATGAGTAGGTGCAGAAACACAACTAGCTTTACGAAATACTTTATGTAAGAAATAATTTAAGAGGTATGTTTTACCAGAACCAGCAGGACCAGCTAAAGTACAAACTCTATCTTTTCCATCAATAAATTCTTTAAGTTTATTGATAGCTATAGTTTGGTCTTTATTAAATCCTTCTGGTTCAATAATAGGTTTATTAACATTTAGTTCCATAGGACTAATTTAAAATGGTTCGGTAATTGTATTTAAAGCTCTAAATAATTTAATGAAACCAAGTTCATAATTAACTAGAGTAGTAGCATCATTCTGTTTCATATAGATAGTATAAGAATAATTATCAGGTACACCACCATCAATGGTTAAAAGATTACCCTTTTTATGTTGAGTAATCTTAAAACCACGATGAGAAGCAATAACCTCATAACCTTGATTATAACTATAATCTATTAAGAAACCTAGAATAACAGTAAATGCCTTATCATCTAAAATACCAACAGGGTATTTATATTTAGTAAGGCAATAAGCATAAAATTTATCATAAATACTACTTTTTCTAAATTTAACGAGAATATTGTTCATAACCAACAATTTTATCATTATTAATAGAAACAATTATCTTAAGTTTAGGTTTAAGATTAGACCAATATTGTTTAACAATATCAGGTTTACTAAAATCATAATCTTGTGCAATATGTGCAACAGACCAAACTTTACGTTTATCATTATCAGGTAAACTATATAATTTATGTCCATTTAGATTAAGTATTTTATTAGGTAATAATAGTTTAACACGTTCACGATGTTTTGTGATAGTAACTATAAAACCTTTATCAGTATAACTATCAACTATAGCAACTCGTATTTTACCACTCATAAGAGTTTTAACACGAGTACCAACAGTTTTAGTTTTAGGAAGTTCAACATTGAAATTAATCATCATCTTCAGATTTATAAGTAACATCGGGTAAATACCCTTCAATACGATTATTAATTATATTCAAAGCAATAGAAGGAGGAGAATGAAGTAATAATATACCAGCTAAAATAAAATTTATAGCAATAGTATCATCATTAGATTCATAATCAATTTTCTTAAGAGCATCAATGTTTTCAGTTAAAGCTTTATCAATTTGTACATTAAGTAAATCCTTATAATCATCACCATCTTCAGCTTTAAGCTTATCTAAATATAATTTAATTGTATTATCAAATTTATTTAAGTCAATCATTATTCAGTATCATCATCAGAATACATCTGAATTATCTCTTCAATACGAAATTTAATTAAATTCAAAGAATTAAGAACAACATCAAATTTAGAAGAATAACTAAGAGCATTAAAATAATTAGCAAAATAATGAGTACCAGGAAGAGTAGAATTACTATCAAACTTATACAAGAAATTTATATCTACATTAATGTAAATAACATTTCTAGTAATTGTACCAGACAATAATAATTCTTGGGTAGATAAATCAACAGGAACAATTATAGGATAAGCAATAATTCTATCTTTATAATATTGCTCCATACTATTGATAAGATTAAGAGTTTCAATAGCCTCATCAATCATTTCAAGATATTGTTCATATTGACTTTTATATAACACAGGAGAAAGAAAATCTACTTTTAAAGTAGACATTCTATTTAGAATATTATTAATATTCTCACTCAAACTCATTGATTCAGTAATAATTTTACTCATTGGTACTATCAGTTTTAGGTTCAACAATAAGATTACCATACTCATCATAAGTTTCAGTTATGTTTTGAATAAGGTTTGTCATATCACGTAAAGTAATATTATCACCTTTCTCTTTAACTAATTCATCAGTTTTAAAGATAAGGTCTAACACAGGTATCTCAATAGTAATATTAGCAATACCTAATGTTTTTTGTACTAATTTTAAGTGCATAATAAAAATTAATTTATAGGTTAATTATTTGAGTTATTTAATTATAAACCTAAAGAGGCTTATAAGTTTTTTGGTCAATAAAAATAGGATTGTAAACACGACCAGCTTTACCATCTATAGAAGTTATACTATCTCTTCCATTGAAGTAAGCATAAACATTACCGTCTTCATCAAAATGACTAAAATGAAGATAATAGTGTTTATCTTTACGAACAGAAATAATGTAATCATCACGTTTAATATTTGGTGTAACAATAGCAATAACAGGAGTATGTACTTTAGTATCTTTAATTAGAAACCAAGTATAAACACCATAATCATTTTTAGCAAAATTAGTAAATAAAACATTAGTTTTATCTATTTTACTTTTAACTTTAAATGGATATTTTTCATTGTGTTCAACATCAAATGATTCAATAATATAAGGCTCACCATTACTTGCATAAATAGTATCACCAACTTTAACATTAGCTTTTAACATAATAAATATATTTTAAATAATAATAATATTTTTTAATTTAGGTCTAACGCCAGTGGAGGGAAAGGAAGGATAGCTTGACCCTCCCTTAATTCCACTAACATTTTAATTAAACATAGCAATACGACTCTTACACTCTTTAATATCTATATCAAGAGCTTTAATATCATCTTCATACTTAGTTTTGAGGTCATCAATTTCTTTTTCTACACGTTCAACATCACGTTCAGCCATTTCAACACGCTCCCAATAAAGACTAGCAAAACTATCTTTATCAGCATTAGTTTTGATACGTTCAACATCAACATCTTCCATTGCAGAAATAAGATTAATCTTAGCATCATCAAGATTTTCTTTAAGAATAATCAAATTGTTTTTGTACTCCATTTCTGTAACAGTTTTGTTTTGATTAATCGCAACAATTTTACGTTCAATTTTCTTAGTTTCACGAGCAAAGAATGAATACACACGACCCTCATCATCAAGTTTAAGAGTTTTCATAATTCTTTCAACAATACCTAGTTTAGATGTAGGTGCATCTTTTTTAACATCTGTCATGACAGTTTAATTTAAAATGTTTATAAATAATTAATTGATTAATATGTTAAACGTTTAAGTGTAACATTTCTTGAATGGATTGATTCTTTTTTTGTACTAGTAGAATCAGTACTAATAGTATGTTTTTGTTTAGTTGAAGTATCAAATATAGGTCTAATTAAACTAAAATTAAATTTAATTAACTCACTTATATCATAATTATCATCTAAAATACGAATATTATTATTGAATATTTCAACAACAACATAATATTTATTCTGAGTAATATCATAAGTATTAACATTAGCTTTAATAATATCACCCTTTACAATGTTGTAATCAGCATAATTATTAACATCAATATCAATAACTTTTATATCAACATTATCATATTTATGAATGTTATTAAAATGAATTATTTGTTCATCAGTAGCTTTTTGACAATAACTAGCGTTAACACCAGTAGAAATACCAAAACAAGGTCTTAAATATGTTTCAGTTCTATCAAAATCTTTAACTACAAATAAAGGTATATGTTTTTGTTTACGAAAATCACCAGATGATGAATGCTTAGCAAACACAATATCACCAATATTATATTTATTATGATGTACAGGTTTTACCTCAGATTTAATATCATCATTTTCAGCTTCAGATGTAACTGATAAAGGATATACTAATGAATTAGCATCATTGCTACTATTACTTCCAGAAGTATAATCAGAATTATAATCAGAACTATAAATAATTGTATTATTTATATCTTTATTTATAACAGTACGTACACAATCACCAAAAGTAGAACCATTAGTCATAAGTCTAAGATACTTATCACCAATATTCAAATCTTTTGCTTGACAAGTATCAAATATATGATATTCACTATTTGATTTAAAGAAATCAGTAAAACGAATAGTTTCAGCAT